AACTTCAGGAACTACTGCTATTACCGGTACTTTTAATGATTACATAATCACGCCAACAGTTTTATCGCGAGGAAATGGAACTAATACACTTATTCTTTTATTACCAGGGTATTCAAATACTGCCAACGCTGTTTTAAAAACATACAATTTATTTGGTAGGTATAGAAGTACAAACACAACAGCAATAAATCTTTCAGGGGGTTATGGAGATACAGTCGGAATTACTTCTATTGCATTTTCCAATTCTGGTGGAACTTTTACCCAAGGAACAGTCCTACTATATGGAGTCAAATAATGAGTAATCCAATGATAAGAATACACGATTTAGCGACCAATGAAATTATTGATAGGGAGATGACCGACGAGGAAGTTGAACAACTCAATTATGTATCACCAAAAGTTGCAAAAGAGCGCGCTGAGGAAGCAAAAGCAATTGCTGAAAGAGAAGCACAAAAACAACTAATTCTTGATCGTCTTGGCTTAACAGCCGAGGAAGCATCTTTACTTCTTTCTCAATGAAACCTTGGTTATCAAAAGCTGCGGTTCAATTAAGAAATCAAATAGATGATTCTTTTGAGTCGCGGCTTCGTTCAAGTGACGGGTGGATTGCTGATCTACGGCACTTGTCTAGTGGAAAGCCGTCCGACCATGTTCCCGAAGCGAAAACGGGCTGCGTCCGCGCAATTGATGTTGACGCTCGCCTTTCTGACAACAAAGGGGATTCAGCATATTTGGCAGATCAGCTTAGACAGTACGGGAAAACTCACGGACGTATATCTTATGTAATTCACTTGGGGCGCATTGCTTCGCCGGTACTTGGGTGGCGTTGGAGAAAATACCGTGGATTTTCGCCCCATAATCACCACATACATATTAGTTTTAAAAAAGATCAAGACAACAATTCAGAGTTTTTTAACATACCGTTACTAGGGGGTAGCAATGAATAAAAAGACATTAGCAATTATTGAGTCATACGGACGCAGCGCGTTTGTTTGCCTTGCAACTGTTTATGTAACTAATCCAACAGGTACATTTTCAGATATTTGGAAAGCATTTTTAGTTGCTTTTGCCGCACCTTTATTGAGAGCTATCAATCCTAATGATGAGGCTTTTGGCATAGGCAGTAAAAAGTAATGACAGCCCTTGAGTGGGCTGGCTTTGCTGCTGGAATTACCACAACATTAATAGGAGTGCTGGCTGGGTTACGCTGGCTGGTAAAGGGTTGGTTAAATGAACTTCGTCCCAACGGGGGTAGCTCAATGAAAGATCAACTTACAGCTCTACAAAAAGAAACAACACACCTTTCTGATCGGATAGATGAACTCTTTATTGTCATAACAAGGAAGTAAACTTAATCATGGCACAAAAGAAAAAGCGCAAAGTTACTAGGCGAGTAGGCAAGTACCAACATGACAAGATCATGTCAAGACTTGATTGTTACGCTATTAGTGTGCGTGAATATTATTTGTCGCTTAGGCGAGCAGGGTTTCCCGTAGATCAAGCTCTTGGAATAATCAATGACAGGAACTCTTATCCTGAGTGGTTAATCCCTGAGTCACCTGATTTCAACCCCGTCAACCCTGACCATGACCCCTACGACGACGAGGACTAAAATTAGCGTTAAAAGAATTGCCTTTATTTCAGACCTTCAAGCCCCATTTATAGATGAAAAAAGCGTGAAAGTAGTGGGAAAGTTTCTAGCTAAATGGAAGCCTCACCAAACAATACAAATAGGTGATGAGATTGACCTTCCTCAGCTTGGCGGATTCAACGCCGGAACAATTGACGAAATGGTTGGAAACTTAGATGATGATAGAAAGTTTACTCAAGAGGTTTTGCAATATCTTGGTGTTACCGACGTACTAGGAAGTAACCATGGAATCAGACTTTATAGATCAATCAAGAAACGATTGCCAAGCTTGCTTAATCTGCCGGAATTGCAATATGAACGTTTTATGGGATACGACAAACTCAAAATTAAGTTTCACCCATACGGACTTGACTGGGCGCATGGTTGGACAGCAGTACACGGTGACGCCTTTCCTCTCAGCCAAGTACCTTCACAAACGGCTTTAAATGGGGCAAGAAGGCTAGGAAAGAGCGTGGTGTGTGGTCACACCCACAGATTAGGGTTATCAGCCTATACAGAGGCGTCTAGGGGGCAATTAGGGCGTACCGTATGGGGATTAGAGGTTGGAAATTTAGTTGATCTTGCTTCAAGTGGAATGGCGTATACGAGGGGTTATGCTAATTGGCAACAAGGGTTCGCTGTTGCCTATGTGCAAGACCGTAAGGTGCAGGTGATTCCTATTCCTATCAATAACGGCACGTTTATATTTGAAGGCAAGCTATATGGGTAGACAGACCGATTACGAGCCTAGAGATATTGACCAACAAATTGATGAGTTTGACTCTCTAGGAATACTTTAGGGTTCGTTACCAAAACGTTATGAAACTCGCCATGTACGGCGTTGTAAATGTCGTAGCTATAAGTCATGCTTTTCCTATCCAAGTAAACGGCTTGGTGTAACGGAAAGGCTTTATATGAAAATAGTCCATACCCTCAATCTTAAAAAGATTGATGTAAACGCTATTGACTTTGAAAGATTGACAGAAAGTCAAATGCAGTTCAAAGGTCAAAATTGGGAAAGACAAGTAGAACGTTTTGACCAAGAGCTTGATTTTAACCATGAGTACATTTTTTGGGTTGAAAATTATGCTTCCCTTATTTTAGCAACCCACTACCTAGATAGTGTTAATCACCCTTACGCAATTTCATACGATAGCGCGGTAGAAATGTGGTGCTTTACAACTGACTACGCAAGCACTTGGAACGACTAATGAAAATCAACGGATTAACAGTTGTTTGGTTTATCATTGCAACAGGCTTGCTTTCTTATGCTTTAAATTTATGGCAAAAGGAAGCTTACAATAAGGGCTATTGGCGTGGTCGTGCAATAGGCTGGGAATCGCACCGACGATTTACCAACATTAAAAAGGAGTCCGACGAGGTGTTTGATTATGAAAAGAACTGAGGAACTATTAAATGACGTTCAACTCACCCTTGTTCAGCGAGGAAGTATTTACGGCTCTCCGGAAACAAATCACCGACGAATCAGCGAATTGTGGTCAGGTTACTTGGACACTTACATTTCGCCTGAGCAGGTCGCAATGTGCATGCTGCTCGTCAAAGTCGCACGCCTCAGTCAGTCAAGCAACCATGAGGATTCACTCACCGATCTCCTTGGATATGCACTCATCTACCACAAAATTGTTAGGGAAATGAGGGGCGAGGAAAATGGCATTTAATATAAACGACTATGAAACGGTAGAGGTGCGCCTTGCTAAATTTATTGCTGAATATCCTGATTTTCGTATTTATACTGAGCTTTTGGAGTCTAGTCCTACGCGTTTTATTGTCAGGGCTTCAATATATCGTACGGAGTTGGACGCTAGTCCTTGGGCAACTGGGCTTGCTTATGAAGTGGTTGCGGATAGAGGTGTCAATTCAACTTCTGCACTTGAGAACGCGGAAACTTCTGCAATTGGGCGCAGCCTCGCTAACGCTGGATACGCAGCTAAAGGAAAAAGACCTTCGCAAACTGAAATGGCTAAGGTCATTGCAGCGGAAACTCCTACCCAAAGCTTCAAGGAGAAACTAGAGCAACGTCAAAACATGTATGGCACGGCTGGCAGCAAGTCAGGACAGATTGAAACTATTTTAAGAGATAGTTTTGAAGCTGATAAAAAACCTGAACCTGTTGTTTGGTCAGTTGGAGATGTTGTTGACGCAGTTGGAAGTGCAACACCTAATCCACCGCCGGAGTGTGAGCACGGACATACCCTAAAACAAGGAATCACAAAGGGCGGAAAAACCTACTATGGCTACGTTTGTAAAGGCAATGTCAAAGAACATGCACGTTGGGCAAAGCTTTCAGCAAACGGTCGCTGGTTCTTTGAGGGGGAATAATGGGCGATATGGAAATGATTGACCCAACTGGTATGCGAGCAACCTTTACTGATAACGGTGTGGTGTTGGACGTAGTGCCTTTATCTGAGTGTTGTGAAATGTGTAATGACCCTAGGTTGATTACCGTGGAAGGCATAAAAAAATGCGTGGCGTGTGGTTGTATTAACCATATTGAATTAAATCATCATGCCTAGATATGATTATCATTGCGATTTCTGCGACGACGCCGTGGAACTCGTACTAGCGGTTGACCAACAAGTGCCAAGGTGTTCAAAGTGTGGGGGATTACTCAGGCGTTTGTGGTCAACCGTTGCAATTCATTTTAAAGGTGACGGTTGGGCGGGTAAGAAATGACCGAACCAATAAGACAAGTTTATGGCGACGGTAGGAAAGAGAAGCTAGTGGCTGATTGGTTAGCCACGAACTTTAGGTGGGAGTTGTATCCCACGCCAAGATTCTATTTTATGGATTTCCTTGTTAACCAAGTAAAAGACGGCGGATACGCTAATTACATTGGTGGGCTTGAAATCAAATGGGTCAATAGATCAATTAATGATGAGCTTAAATTTCCATTTCAAAAGCTTCAAAAGATGTGGCTGACTGAGCCTATTGATGATGACCCGCAATCCTTCAATCGTATCTGCATTAGATATAACGACGGATTACTGCTTGCACCTGCAAGTGCATTTAGACATGGTAGACCGCTTTATGGCTTAACTAGAGCTGATACAAATGAATACGATTTTAACGTTTGTTTCACAGCTGCGGTTGATTTGCCAAGATATGTGATTAATACTGTGATTAATGTCTGATTTAACTTGGGTATTTAAGTGTAATAAATGCGCTAAACCTATGTTATTTCATGAAATTCCTGAGCTTGATGTGGGTGAGGAACATGTTGTAGTTACGTGTGTTAAGTGTGAAAACACCGGTGTAAAGGCTAGAATTGAGGCTATACCTGACAAGAAGGTTATCCGCTGCAATAAATGTGGGGGCTGGAAAATGGAAAGTAGCAGCTGTATCACATGCAGAAAGATCAATGCCCTGAGTGTTTAGGGTATAACACCAACACAATCCGAGCAGGTAGGGAGTATCTACATGACTGCAACAATTGTAAACATGAGTGGGTTGAAGGATACGGATAACAGTCACGACCTTGACTGGGAATTACAAAATAAACTTCGTCAACAATGGTTGATAGATAATCCACAGGCTGAGTATTTAGGTTGGGTATCAATATGAAATCTGTTATTAATTCTAATTTCTCGCACGGATTTGACAAGGTGAGTACACTATCAGCAAGCGACGCGCCTTTAAGCGCGAACGCGAGCCGCTTCAGCGGATTGCTCGCGAGTTCGTTGCTGTTAGTTATTGGGGCAGCTCTTTGCTTAATGGTATTAAGCCTTAATTCTAAAACAATTGATTCCTCTTTAGCTCTTACTCAAAAGCCTTCAATGGTTTCATTTAAAGATTATGCAAGATTAAAGATTGATAGTCTTGAACAGTACAAATGTCTTAGTCGTTTATGGGGTGCTGAATCAGCATGGAATCCTAAAGCTGTTAATGGTAGTCATTACGGTATTCCTCAAGGCAAGTCAGTATACTTGAGTACAGTAGACGGATATAAACAAATAGACTGGGGTCTTGGCTATTTAGCACACCGATATAAGTTAGATAATAAAGGTTACATTAATGCGTGTGCTGCATTAAAACATTTTGAGAAAAGGAATTGGCATTAGTAAAAAGGCATTAGGTACTGGTCGTTGGAAAAAGACTAGGTTGGCTGTACTAGCTAGGGACGGGTATGTGTGTAGTTATTGTGGTACTCACCTAGACGATAACAACGCAACAGTTGACCATATACAAAGCAGAGTGTCCGGTGGGGACATTTTCAATTTAGATAACTTAACTTCAGCTTGTCGTCGTTGCAACCAATCAAAAGGCGCACGCTCAAAA